GGGATCGACTACGTCGTTCACGGCCCTGGCATAAGCACGTTTGAATATGACGACGCAACCTGCGGTCTAGCTACAGCCGGTTGAAGCCCGGCCATTTCAAACACGAAAGGAAATCTCGAATGTATTGGAATGACCAGTTGGAGTCACTGTTACACGACAGGGCAGCACGGCACCAACGTCGCTTGGTTCTGCGAACCCGCAAGTATCTACGTCGCCACTGAATCAGGAATCGTCTCACCGGCAGCCGCATTGCTGGGCAACTGGACACCGTACGCCCGGCGGAACCATCTTTGCACGATGCCCTCTGTGTTGCTCACAGCGGCCGTGAAGCGATCGTTGATCGTGAACGGGTCACCACCGGGCGCAATCGCGACACCGACGCCTGAGACGAACGTGAGCGGCGAGAGCGTCAGGTCATCAATCCAAATGTTCTTGCCGCTGGTCGGTGTGTTGTGCCATCTGACTTTCATGCGGTAGCTGCTCGGGATTTCCGAACGGATGTTGACGAAAAAGAACGCCAGCGACCAGCCAAGCGAAGCCAGAGTAGCTGCATCTATCTTTATCTTTTCGTCGGCCTGCGAAACATTATGCAAGGCCGAAAAGTTGTCACCAGTGTTAGTGTTCGGCGAGAATGGGGAATCAGCGTTGACTGAAACGTTCAGGTCACCAGCAACGATAGCGGCATCACCCTTAACCCAGAACGTGCAAATGTATCGCTTGTTAGCCGTCACCTGAGAAACCGAGATATCTTGTTTGACTTCGATTTCTGCTTGTGCCCCATCGCCGGTCAATTGCAGCGATGAACTACCACGCACCACATTCGCAGCGGTGATATCTTTGAAGATGTGAACGCCAGCCGTACCGTTGACGATATCCCAGCTATCGGGATCGTTGGCCGTGAAATTCTCAAAGGCGCCATCGGTCAAGATGCTCGTCGCCACGGTTGTGGCCAACGCCCCGCCGCTGCCAGTGCCTTCAACTTGCGGACCCCAAAGCGTGTTAGCCGGATTGCCGGTGATCGCGAACGACTCTTGACCTTCGACTTGTGAATTCTGAAACGAGTCGGCTGTACAACGGATGCGCAGCGTGTCGGATGGATCGACCAGTTCGGTCAGTAGGTCTTTGTAATCGGGATGAGCATTGAAGCCCGTACCAGGGGACGTGGCACCGTCCAAAACCTTTGACAAGACAACGACGCCATCGCCGTTGTTTCCGGCATCGGCCGTGCCATTCGTGGGCACCGTCGCCACCGAAGCATTAACCGTCGGCACCCCGGCGTCGGCGTTCATCGCCTCGATCAGCAGCGGGATCACTTCGCTGATAGACGCTGTAGACGACCCGACTTCTGTCAGGTTGTCGTAGACCAGCAGCCGGGCCGTTGAGTACGCGACAAGGTCCGATCGTCGCCCTGTATATTCCGCCTCCCACGTCGTTCGGTCGTCCGTCAGGTCGGCAATCTCACCCTCAAAATCATTATCGCCGTATTGGTCGAGGATCACCTGTACCTCAGCAGCAACACCCGTTGAGGCGTCCCCTTGGTCGACGGCGTAGACGTCTGAGAGCTTAATCAGCGAGCCGATATCGTTGAACAGACCAACGCCGGTGGCGTCGTAATAGTAGATAAGTGCCATCGTGGGGGCTCCCGACCGCTGTTGCGAGGATAATGGGTTTTGCTGTTTTCTTGGCCGTATGAAAACTACACCAGCCAAGTTCTGGCATGATATCCTCACCCCCGGGATCGTTACCACAGCGGACGGCGACGTTGAGATCACGCGCAAAGACGTCGATCTTGCCCGTGATAACTTCATCGCGATGCAAAAAACGGGCATCGCCGATCTTCCTGTGCTGGAGGAGCACGTCCCGCTGAATGACCCGATAGGCCATCCACGGCCTCGCCGTGATGTCGCTGTTGACGAACTCAACGCCACCAAAGGCTGGATTGGTCGCGTCCGCATGAAAGGCGACGCTCTCCAGGGTCTCTTTCAAATCAACGATGGCGACACGACTGCCGGAATCAAATTGGGCACGATTCGCTATGTCTCGCCGCAAATTCTCGGCAAATTCGAGGACCGGAACGGCAATCCGTACAAGCGGGCCATCAGCCACATCGCGCTGACGAGCAAGCCTCGCCTACGCAATCAAGGTGAATTCGAGCCAGTCGAAGAGCACTCGATGGCTCTCAGCGAATTGGGTGACGAGGCATCTATCACGATCGAGGATGTCGGCGATATCCAACTTGCCGACGATGGTGATGGTGGCGAAAAGACGGAAAAGACCGACAACCCGGACCTCACCGGCAACACACACAGCGATCAGCAAATGGAAGCATTGCTGACACTTCTCGCCGAAGAGTTTGGGCTCACCGTCGTGGACGGCACCGATTCCGCAAGCCTCGTCGAGCAACTTCTAACGGCCGTCAAGACGGCCAAGGCCGTCCGCGAAAAAGCGGCAGCAGACAAAGCCGCCGCTGACGCCACCAATGAAAACCCCGGCGACCACGCCCCCAAAGAAGACAGGATCGGAGTCCAAATGTCAGAAGCACAAATTGAACAATTCGAGGCGATGAAAAATCAACTCGCCAAGACGAATAGCACGACAATTCGCAGCCGGCTGGGATCGCTCAAATCCCAGGGCCGCATGGCACCTGCCCTGTTTGATGCCCTGGCAGGCAAGATCGATTCAATCCAACTCTCGGACGCTGGCGAGGAATTGCCCTCGATCACGCTCTCGGAGCTTGTCGATCTGCTGGAGAAAACGTCTGGCGACGGCTCGGGCGCCCTGCAATTGTCCGGCGCGACCGAAGACGAGCATCCCGATGGCGATACTTTCCGCACCGGTGACGGCGAAGGTGAAGTCACAGACGACGAAGCCGCTGCGCTTATCGATCGCATGAAAGACGTCAATCACACGGCATGGGAAGGCGCCGCTGTTGCCGTATAGGGCCAGCAAACACACGAACAAATCAACCACAACCACCGCTTAGACGGGGATTTGAGACATGGGATTCGGCACACTAACACCCGGCACAGGGCCAACGATGCGAGGCGTGGAAACCGCCACGCAACGCATTATCTCAAACCGCATCGATGAGCCCGAACACGGCGTAAAGCTGGAACGGGTGACGATCCTTTCCTCGGCGCTCGATGCCGGGAACACGAACTTCACGACTCAACTCCGCGCCGGCTTGCCAATGGGCAAGATCACGGCCACCGGTAAATACCAACAGTGGACTGCCGACGGTGACGCCACGGACGGAACGCAGAATTGTGCCGGCATCTTGTGGCAAGGCGTCGATATGTTTGGGCCATCGCACACGGTCGAAGACAAGAGTGGTTCCCTAATTGCCGTAAGTGGTCAGTTCAAAAGCGATCAGATTATCGGGCTCGATCATGCGTTGCGTTCCCAGTTGGCCGGTCGATTCACGTTCAGCGATGACCTGATTAACAACTTGCAACAGGGACCGCTACAAGGGATGCGGACGATTCTCGACACGTCGACGGCCACGACCATCGGTGATACCGAGAGCGGGATCATGTTTCTGCTGTCAAACGCCGCGTCCGTCACGATGACGCTACCGGCGATCGACGTAGGTGGCGGCCAAGAGTTCATTTTCTATCGAGTCGCCGCCGAAGAAATGGTGATCACTTCTGCCGAAGGGAACAATATCGTCGGCGAAGCCGACGCCGCCGCATCGACGATCACGGCCACCACGGCGAGCCAGCACATCGGAGCGTGCGTGATGGTCCGAAGTGTTGATATCGCCGGTACGCCGAAGTGGCTGGCGTTCAATTTGTCGGCGTCGGCTGCGATCACGATCGCCTACGCCTAGTAAACAACCGGCCTAACCGCCGAAACCAAATAATCAACAACACCCTAACGGGGAACCGTACCGATGGCATCCAACGTATTACCACACGCCCTGCAAAGCAAAGTCATCAATGGATTGTTCCCCCAGCTTCGGGTGCAAAACACGACGATCCAAGACATTCTAGGCGTCGGCTTGGGCGGGCCTTTCCGTCGCGTCCGTGGCGGCTACGACTTTGCTTATGACATCTTCAACCCGACCCGCGACGCCGGTATTGTGCGAATGCCCAGCCAGACGTCGGCGAACATTCAGCCCAAGCCAGTCGGTCAAGTTCAGGGCCGTTACCCGCGCATCGCTGAAACGATTCCGTTGAACTTCGACTACATGAACGACTTCCGCGTGCTGGGCGGCGCCGAGAATCAGGTCGACGTCGGCGCTGAGAATTATATCTCTGAGCAAGCGAAAGAGTTGCTCCAGCGGGTGGCGAACGCCATCGAGATTCAGTGTGCCGCGATGCTTCGTGGTCACCTGTACTTCACTCAGGACGGCGACAGTCTGTATCACGAACTGGCATCGTCCGGAAACGTGATTGACATCAACTTCCAGATTCCGTCGACTGAAAATGTCGATCAGTTGCCGCTCAATACCGGGGCGGACACGATCTCGGCGACGTGGGCCACGGCTGGAACCGACATCCATGGTGACCTGCTCAATATCATGGGCGGCTTTGAGCGGACCACTGGCTGGCCCGTTGGGCTAGTCATCACGTCACGCGAAATTATGAACGACATCCTGCAAAATGACACGATGAAGGCCATCGCCGGCACGTCGAACGCTCCTTTCAAATCGGTCATATTGCAAAACAGCAACGATCGCTTCTATGAGTTCGATGCTTTCCCCGGTGTTCGCTTCTACGTCGTCAATGAGGTGTTAAACCTCGGCGCATCGCAAACGACGACACGGATGGTCGCGGCAAGTCAGTTGTCTGTCCTGCCGACGCCCGATGGTTCATGGCTGAATTATTGGGAGGGCAGTTCGACGATCATCGAAGAGACGATCGGACGCCAGAGCATTCAGTCCGGCCTGTATTCGTGGAGCGAATTACGAGGCGATCCGGCCCGTATCGAACTGAAATCAAACTACCTCGGAATGCCGATCCTGAAAGTTCCGGCTGCCGTGGCATTTGGAACCGCTACCGGATTCTAGACGTCCCAGGGGTCGCAGCTACCTGCCGGTAATCACCTGTCGGCCCGGCCGAGTCGGCGAGACTCGCCGGGCCGTTTTTTGTTGAACAACGAAAGTAAGAACGATGGCAAAACTGACAGCCACAATTAGTCATCCACGGGCCGGGAATCACGGCCTGTATGTAATACCGACGTCCCCATCGAGCCCGTGGCATCAAGTTAATTCCGTCGCCGCTGAGCCGGCCGGGACCGCCGAACAGAACAGCGGAACACGGATAACCATTCCCGGTACAGTCGACAACGACTCGAACATCACAACCGTCGATACTAAGGGTTTCGCGACGACAATAGAGATCGCCATGCGGTACTTGCTAGACGGCACAACGTCTCAGGAATGCGTTGTCAACGTGTTCGGCGTCGACTCTAACGGTCTGTTTCAAGCCCTCCCTGATTCCGACGGCGATATAGATATCGAGCTTACCGCTCACCTTACGAACGACGTCAAAATTGATGGCACCAACGACGTCACGACGGCTAAGAAAGTCGACTTGCTCGGGAACCAGAAATACGAAGTCCACGTGATGAGCGAATTCGACATGACCGGCGGCACCGAGACGGCCGACATCATCGCCCGCGAATACTAATCGGAGCAGCAATGGTAAACGTATCTGAAAAGCATAGCGCAGAAGTTGTTTGGTTGTTACGCATAGGAACCGGGATTATTAGCACGATTGCCGTTGTCGGCATCGTCGGCGGCATCACGCTCAACGGAACGCTCTCCACTATTCAGACGGACATCCGCTGGATGGTCAAGTCCGACCTCGACCTCACAGCCGACGTCGAAAGCATTGGCACTGAAGTGCAGGCGGTCACCACCAACCAAGAAGTATTCAGCACCCGGCTTGACGCGATCGACGCCGCCCTAGAGGTGCCGTAATGGCCGACAACGTAATTCTGAATCCCGGCACGGGCGGGAAAACCATCGCCAGCGACGACGTCGGCGGCGCCCAGTACCAACGCATCAAGCCTGCCTTTGGTGCCGACGGAGCGGCCACCGACGTTAGCACGGCGGACCCTTTGCCGGTCTCGGTGTTTTTCCCAGACGCCCAGCATCTCGATGGCTTCGGCCGTTTGCGGGTAGGCGAACCGCAAACCGTCTTTGACTCT